CGCACGCGAGGCCCACCGCCTTTGGCTTCACCGGCTTGGCCATAAGACACGCGCTTACCAGAAGCGGTGACCTTAACCATAGCCTTTCCTTTTGCGGGCTTTGCCATCACTTCCTCGCCGTCTTCGCGCTCTCGCGAAACGCCTTCGCGGTGGGAGCGCCTTTTGCGCCGGGCTTTCGCATTTTCTCGCCGGAGCCCGCTTTAATGCGGGCTCGCTTGGCTGCGATGTTAGCGTAGAGGCCGGGACGTTTTGCCATCACTGCACAGGGGGCTCAACAACAGGAGCCACACTGACATCAGGGACAAGCGCCGTCAAGACGGTAAAGCCCCAAGAAAGCCATGCCGGCAGCTGCGCGCCGATCCAGAGAAGAGCGCCGGTAAAGATCGTCCCGATAACGGACCAACCGGGTGGAAGTCCTACGCCAATCTTCATTGTTCTGCCCCTTGTTGCAAAGCATCGATAGCCAGCCCCGCGGTCATGCCGCCCTGGGCCACATTAGCGCCAGCCTGCAAAGCGCGTTCGTTCTGCTGAAACATCAAGGCTCCCGTGACCACGGTCAAAAAGCAGCCGATCACAAGGCCGCCGACAGCACCGATCACTTTGCCGCGCCAATAGGCTGCACCGCGGATCTCAATGTCGTTGGCTTTGTGCCGCTCATCCAAGCGCGCGATCTCTTGCAGGTGCTCTTGCCGGGCGGCGTCAAGGCGATCAACATAACGGGCGTCGGCTTGAGCCTCGCCATCGCGGCGACCTTGTTCGTAGCGTTCGCGACCCCACTGATCGCGCTTTGCAGCTGCGGCCTGGACGGCGGCGGGGTTTCCGATAGCCGACATCAGAAGGCGGCTGCGCCGTTGGGCCGGTCAACGGGGGCGTCAAGGACCGCCGTCAAATCGACCGCCGTCAGGTCGGTTTCGTCAACAATCGCTAGGTCAACCGCATCCGCATCCGCATCCACCGGCGTTGTCTCAATCGTCACTTCCAAAGCGGGCGCCTCCACCACCAGCCCAATCGCTTTGTCGGCCTCCAACAAGCTCGCCATGGCCAGCAGCCGTTCATCCATGCGCCCCACGATGGCGACCTCGCGCTCTTCCAAGTTAGCAAGCGCCTTGCGCTGGATCGCCAGCTCTGCCCGCACGCGGCTCAGTTCTGCTCGGTCTTCGATCTGGCGTTGCGCCATGTCCAAGTGATTACCCATGATCAGCCCCTGTGTTTTGTCGTCAACCCCTGTGTTTTGTGGGGACAAAAGCAAGGTTCGACCCCTCTGTCAACCGTGCGTCTGTCAACCGCGGATCTGTCAACCTCACTTCCACTAGCCGCTCAGACAACCACGCATAAGCCCCCGCGTGCATTCGATAACCAGCGGCATAGACGTTGACGATGATCGGCCCTTCGGCCCCGGCCTTTCGCAAGCCTTGCCGGGCCTTGCAGATTTGGACATCAATGACTTTGTCGTCCACGTCCTGCTTGCAAGCCCGCCTGGCGAGCATCAGGCGCTCGCGGGTAAGGGCATGGGGGTAGGCCTTGTAAAGCGCCGCGACGATCATGGTCGCCCCGCTAGGGGTCTGCGGGGCAATCATTCCCATCGCCGACACAACGGGATGAATTTCCCTCCGCAGCACATCGCGGACCTGGCGCAGTTCCTCCTCCAGCTCTTCACACCTTACTTTCCAGTAATCTTCGTTCATGTCGCTCCACCCTTGCCGTTAACCATTGTGTTAACCACGCCCCTCCACTTAGCCAAGTCTAGCTAACCAGCCTTTTTAAACCTCACCTCTTAGCTAAGCCTAGCTAACCCCCCTTTCGACCGTCACCGCGTCACCGGAGTCACCTTCAGTGAGCACTTCACTAAGTCACTCACTTCACTCACCCTAAGGTGTGAGTGAAAAGTGAGTGAGTGACTGAGTGAAATTGTGCTCACTCCTGACCACTCATCGATGACTCACAAATGACCTGAAAATGACCGATGACTTTTTCCCCAAAAGTCACTGGTGAGTCACTAGTGAGTCACTAATGACCAAAAGTGAGGCCCTCCACCCTGGCTCGATAATGATCCAGCCATCGCCATTTTCCCCCTCGTCTGACGCCTTTTTAATCCATTCAGCGTTCAGCAGGTCATGCACGGGCTTCCCCTTGCTGCTTGGCGCGAGCATATTTTTGACCGACCCCGGCTTGTAGCCATCATTTTGGAGCAAACTGGCCACGGCATCCCTTGCCACGAATGGATCGTCACCAAGCAAAATCTTGCCGCCTTCCACCCAAGCCCTAGAAAACAGTTTCTGGTGGTGATGGATGGCTCCGTGCCCGGCAAGAGCGGCTTCTTTCGGCTCTGGCGGAGCTTCAACGAGAACCGCGCTGGTGACGGCTTCGCCATCCTCATCGACCCATCCGGCGAGGGTGACGGTTTCGAGCTTGCCATTCATCGGCGGCTTCAGCTCGGCGTCTTTGCTCTTTCTCTGGACCAAACGCAGGCACCCGTTGTCGCCGGGGACTACGCTGATCTCGATGTCTAGGGCACCCCTCCAAGCGCTCGATCCTCTGGCGCGGTGCTGAGCTTCCTCACTCACTCCTGTGTGGTGAACGAGAATGACCGCGCAGCCAAAGCCGCGCATGAGATGGGCGCAGGCGTCGAGCATGGTCTTGGCATCCTGGGCGCTGTTCTCGTCACCCCTGAGAAAACGATGCAGGGTGTCAACCACGATCACGTCGGGCTGGTGGTTCAGGCCTCGAATGTGATCAATCACATGCTGCAAGCCTTCTTTGGTGTTGAGATCGCACCCTTCCCGGCTTAACCACATGGTTAAGCTGTCGGCTTGGTGGTGTTGTTTCCACGCGGCAACGCGCCCTCGCAAGCCATGGTGTCCTTCGCCGGCGAGGTAGACCACCGCCCCCGGCTTGACCTTGCAGCCGTTCCATTCGGTGCGGCCCGCCGCCATGTGCAGCATGAGATCAAGCACGGCGAAGGTCTTGCCCCCGCCTGAAGGGCCATGGATCATGTGCAGGGCTTCGGCCTGGATCCAGCCTTTGACCAACCATCGCAGCGGCGCGGGCTGGGCTGCAAACTCATCGGCGGGAATAAGCCATTGCTCGATCGGCGGGTTAAGCAGGGCCTGCAGGTCATGCCCGCTAGCAACGTAGTCATTGGCGTCGCCTTGGATGGGAATGACCACAACCTTGGCGCGGTGCTTGGCTGCTGCTTGATCGGCGTATTTCTGGCCAACGCCGCTGGCGTCATTGTCCGCCACGATGACCAACTCAGCGTCCGGGTGGGCCTCGCGTATAAAGCCGGTGACGGGGACCAGATTGCTGGCGCTATACGCCACGACGCAGGGCTTGCCGGTCACTTCGTGAATGGTGGCTGCTGTGGCGAAGCCCTCGGCAATGTAAACGACATCGGAGCCGTTTGTCGCTTGAGCACTTGTCGTTCCGACAACCCAATAGCGCCCGCCGGTCGCCGCCCCTGCGTGATAGAGCTTGCCGCCTTCGGCGTCTATATATTGCAGCGACGACAGCGCGCCCGTGTGATCGTAAAGGGGGGCCATCAACCGCCCGTCGCCAGTGATGCGAAGACCGTGGGCCTTAACCCGCTTGCGCGCAAGGTAAGGATGGTCATCGCTCGCAGCCCCTGCTTGCGCCCATATGGCCTCCACTGTTTCAGCAGCTTGCGCGGCCTTGGCGTCCCGAGCGGCGCGGGCTTCTGCCTGCCTGCGGGTAATGGCCATTTGCTCCTGGGCCGTCAGCTCTCGCCCCACCTCAGCCCTGAAGGTCTGCGTCACGCCAGTGCGCCAGTCCCCAAACATCCCGGCGCACACGCCATCGGGAAAGAACACATACCAGCCTGCTTTATCATGCCCGGCCTGGCCCTTGCTGCCGGTCTGGTAGCGGTGCAGCGTGCCGTCAATGACAATGGAGCTAGGCGGCGTCACGCCTGCAGCTTGCATGGCGGTGCGGATCTGATCGTCAATCGGCGCCGGCTTCGGCGGGCTCCAAGGGCCGCCTAGGATATGCGTCAGGTCAGTCAACTCTGTCCCCCAAATACTCGCTCAGCTTCTTCACCACGGCGTAAGACGGCGTCGCGCCGCGCATCAGACGCAGGATTGTGGCATATCCAACCCCCGTCAACCGGCTCACAGCCCGCAGGTTTCGATCCTGTAGCTGTTTTCGGATGGCTTCAATGGTCTGCATGTAATCGCTCCTGATAATTTTTTTGCGCATTGCTGTTGACATAATTGGTCAACACACGCAAGGTCGCTTTGCCCGACCGGATTGGCCGAAGGGGCAAACGAAAGACCAAACACTATGGCTATTACCCTCAAACGCACGGGCGCGATTGCCCGTGATGGCGTGAAACTGCTTGTTTACGGACAGGCTGGCGCTGGCAAGACGTCGCTCATTCCCACCCTGCCAAACCCCGTTACATTGTCAGCCGAGGGCGGGTTGCTGTCAGTGGCTGGCGCTGACCTGCCCTACCTTGAGATCGGCAACATGAATGATCTCAGGGAGGCCTTGGCATGGCTGCAATCGGATCAAGACTTCCAGTCCGTGGCCATCGACTCGATCAGCGAGATCGCTGAAGTGGTGCTGAATGCCGAAAAGCGCGTGGCCAAAGACCCGCGCCAAGCCTATGGCGCCATGCAGGACACGATGACGGAAGTGATCCGCGCCTTCCGCGATCTGCCCGGCAAGCACGTTTACATGACGGCCAAGCTTGAGAAGCAAGCCGATGAGATGGGCCGCATGCTGTATTCCCCTAGCATGCCCGGCAACAAGACCGGCCAAGCTTTGCCCTACTTCTTTGATGAAGTGCTGGCGCTGCGTGTGGAACGCGACGCTGAAGGCGTGCCGCAGCGGGCGCTGATGTGCGACAGCGACGGGCTGTGGTTGGCCAAGGATCGCTCCGGCCAGCTTGCACCGTGGGAACCGGCTGATTTGGGGCAGATTATTACGAAGATACAAGGGGGTGCGTCGTGAACCTCGCCGCTGAATGGCTTGAAGCCAAAGAAGCCGAAACGGCTGCGATCGAAAAGCGGCGGAAGATCGAAGACGCCATGGTCGCCAAAGGCCAGACTGAATGGGCCGGTTACACGGTGCGCATCGCCGAGCGCGACACGTGGAAGATCGACGGTGACAAGCTGCAGGCTTTGGCCGAGGCCAATGGTCTGACCGATTATCTTCCGACGCTGTTTCGGTGGAAGCCTGAGGTGAACAGAAAAATCTGGGACGCGGCTGCATCCAACATCACGAAACCCCTGCTCCCGGCGATCACCATCACGCCAGGCCGACCGACTTTTACCATCCGCGCAGACTTTTAATTCGCACAGACTTTTAAGGAGACCAACCATGAAACTGGACTTTTCCCTTGATGAACTGCCTGAGATGATCGAGACATCTTACGATCCCCTTCCCCCTGGTTGGTATCAGGCGCGGGTGGCGGCGGTTGAGGCCCGGCCCAACAAGGCCAACACGGGCCAATATCTGGCAGTGCGTTACGACATCATCGGCCCGACGCACCAAGGCCGGGTGATTTATGGCAACCTCAATATCTCCAATCCATCGGCCAAAGCCGAGCAGATTGGCCGCCAGCAGCTGGGCCAACTTATGATGGCGATCGGGCTGGAGCGCATTTCCGATACCGATCAACTGATCGGCGGGACGTGCGAAATCAAGCTGGAGATCCGCCCTGCCGATGGGCAATACAAGGCCAGCAATGATGTCAAGGGATGGAAGGCCCTTGAGGCGCGAGCCACTGCGTTTAGCCCGCAACCGTCCGCACAGTCCGCCGCACAGCCGTCTGCACAACCCGGCGCGGCGACAAGCCAAGCTCTGTCAGGCCAAACCCCGCCATGGAAGAAGCGGTCATGAGCGCCCTTCCCGAAGCCCAGAATGATCTGGCCGCGCTTATCGACAAGGCCCATCAACAAGAGGAGGCGGGGCGCGAGCCTCGCCCCCATCTTGGGGCGTCCATGCTTGGACACCCTTGCGACCGATGGTTGTGGCTTAGCTTTCGCTGGGCCACACCGCGCAGCTTTGAAGGGCGCGTGTTGCGCATCTTCCGGCGCGGCCAACGCGAGGAAGAGACGATTCTTAAGGATCTCCAGATGGCGGGAATTGAAATTGTGTCGGAGCAGGCGCGCGTGGCGATCGAAGGCCATGTTGCGGGGACCATTGACGCCATTGTTCTTGGCGTGCCTGAGGCCCCGACGAAAGAGCATGTCGCCGAGTTTAAGACGCACAACAAGGCGAGCTTTAACACGCTGACGAAAGAAGGCGTTGAGGCATCCAAGCCAGAACATTTCGTGCAGATGCAGGTCTACATGCACGCCACGGGCTTGGAGCGGGCGCTGTATGTGGCGATCTGCAAGGACGATGACCGTTACTATTTCGAGCGCGTCAAATACGATCGGTTGACGGCGGAAGACGCCATCGCGCGGGGCCTAAGGGTGTCCTGCT